CAATGTGGAAATATCCTTTTTTATCGGCAACTTGTCCTTCGGCGTGTAAATGACTCCCTCTTGGTTCTCTCGCTCTATTATGTATCCACGTTTTTTTTACATTTTGCTTAATATTGTCTATCGCTTGTAATTGAGCCTCGCTTTTATAGTAGTTTTTCTCGGTTATTGCAATTGATTTAGCTTTCTTTTCGTTATAGCCATACAACTGTTGAAGTTTTTTGCTTGTTTGAGGCCAACTTTTGCCATCTTTGTACATTTCATTAACTAACTTTTGCACTTTTTTGTTTAATACGTTGGCATTGCCTCTTATAACTTGCTTTATTTTAATTGCTTCTTGGCGTTCTTTTAGCAAAGCAACCATTATACTATTCCACTCACTTGTAGATATGCTTGTCTTGCCCATTTTAGAGGCCTTTTTAAGCGTGTTTATATAAACATTGGTATTAGTCATTATCTTTTTGCTTTTGCGTTCTACAATGGCTAAATTAATCTCCCATAGTATCAACAAAATCGGCAATATTTCTTTGAATGATTTTTTAACATCTTTCTCGTTTGTTAAATTACCGTTTTTATCATATTTTGGTTTTTCTATTGGTAAATTTAGCCCAGCATAATTTTTGGTTATTTCATTATACATTTCTTGAGTTGTTTTTTTATCTTGCTCATTATATTCTTTTTCTGTCATAGGATAATCCTCCTATCTTTTTTTACTCTTCTTCTTGCAAGCCATTATCTTCACTGCCAATTATTGGTTCTGTGCGTTCTGATATATTGCCTAAATTGGCTAATATTCTAAGTTTTTCTTCTTCTGTTATCTCATCACCAAATATTTCATCAATTGCTTTTTCAGCATCGATAATATCGGCGTCTTTCATCATTGTGGTTTCTTCTATTAAATCTTTTCTTGTAGGGCTTATATAATCTCCAAATGATACTTCTGCATATAATCTATCATCTAATTTTGCCGTTCTATTAAATTTGCCATTATTAAATAAAACATCTGCAAATAGCAATGTCATGAAAAATTCCTCTAAGAACGGTTCCCATTCATCTATCATTTCTCCACGTGTTCTTAATGAACTAGCTTCTCTTTTAGTTAGGTTTTCGCCACTTGCATTAGCTCCAATGCCTGAATCTATACCGACAGTGAACGGATCCAAACCAGTATCAACTAAACAATTGGCTGTTATCTTATCAATTGCCTTTCCATATTCGTCTGTTCTGATATCTGGTTGGATGTGTTCTATTGCATTTTTCCCTGTTTCTCTTTCGTCATTACCTAATTGAGCATAATTTTTGCGGAACTTATTAAATGTTTTATTTGTTAATAGCATTTCAGGAACATATACTTCGCTTCTTGCAAGTCTTATTTCATCCATTAACTGACTCCATGATTCATCTAAAGCATCAAACTCACTTATTATTCCGTCATAGTCTGATTTAACTATTTCCTTAGCTCCTGCTATCATCCTTTTTTCATTCCACGATACATCGTTTAATGTTGCCGTTTCTTCTAAGTCTGTTAATGGAACTAATACCTCGTTGCCATCTTTATTGCATTGATATAATTGGTATTTTATATATCCTTTGCCATATGTTTCTTCTAATCGGTAATCAGTATCATTCTTTTCGTAATAATTAAAAAAGACTACTTCTTGTAATCTTCCTTTTTTATAAACACATTCATAATCTTGTGGCTTATACAATTCTACAATTGGATATTTGCTTATGTCTTCGTCATAACTTATTTTCCAAGCAAATCTTTTACCCCAACTTTCAGTAGTAACAGAGTTTTTGATTACTCCGTCTAATTTATTATCATCAAATATTAATTGTAATGTTTCCGTTAACTTTTTATCTTCTTTGTCTTTATCTTTATTAACTGTAAATTCTAGACCACCACTCATTAAAAGCCTTGCCTTAGAATAACTTATCAAAGAAGGCAATCCACTATGAATAACCCTTACATTAGAGCCAACATTGCTATAGTAGTATTCTGCTCTTGTATCTATAATTGTATAGTTATGCGTTTTAGTTTGATAGAAGTCTGCAAGTAAATCTTCACAACCTAAAAACCACAAGTATTTTTCATTTAATAAATATTGGTCTCTATTCATAGATATTTTCATATAATCACCTTTCGTTCTATATTCATTTTGTATGTAAGGATAGAGGAAATTGCTTATTCCTGAACCTATCCTATCTTTAAGCTTCATTTAATCACACTCCTATTTCGTGTTTGTAAGGTATCCAACTATATTGGTCAGCATTTATAAAGTGGTCTGGTGTGTCATGCTCTGGTATTTTCCCATCTTTGTCATAGCAATAGTTATTGTGTTCGTTTATTTTATTAATACAATGTTCTACAATTAAATAATTAAGTGCTTTGATCCATCCGTTTTGAAGATTTATTCTATCTAATATTTTTAATTTCTTCCAACTTTCTATTACATTGTAACTTCTGCCATGTTCCCTTTTAAACTTCTTCATTTCACTTATTGTTCCTGCATCTTCACAATCAATAAATATAGTGTTTGTTATTCCCCATTTATTGCAACAGTATGTGAAGAACTCATCTATTTGTATAACCATATCGCTAGGGCTTAACGGCTCTTTTACACCTTTATTGTTAAATCCTTTTTCTTCTAGTGTTATTAACTTGCCATTACTATCTATTCCGTCAAAAACCATAGCAAATACGTCATTACTCTTTACTGAATACTTTGTATCAACTGCAAAAGAAAAACGCTTGAATTTACGTTCTATTTGCTTCTCAATGTCTATATACTTTGCTTGTAGTTCGGTTATTATATTTGCTTTAGTTATTGGCATTATTTGCCCTGTTCCTTTGCTACGTTTACCCATTATTTTAGTTTGATATTCCAAAGTGCCAGGTAATAAAGAACTTAACAATTCATTTTTTAATTCTTCTGTCATGCTTGGATTGTCGTCATAGGTAAAATACCAATATCGCCAATCTTTATGTTCGATACTTTTATTTAACTCTTCCATTATTTCTTTAGGTACGCTATCTTTGTATTTGTCTAATGGCCTACACCTATTAATTATATCGGTGTATACTTCTTTATCTGGATTATCAGGGTTTAACGTGCCACAACAATATTCAAAACGAGGTAAAAACAATTCCCTAATAAAGCTCATATCAGCAATATTCATTTCATCAATAAGTACTGCTCCAAATTGCCCTCCTAGAACCTTTTTAAACCTTGCTATGTCGCTATAGCCAACTAAATATACTGTATTATCATCTATCTTTAAATGCGGCAATTTTTGCTCACTAGATCCGTTTAAATACAATTCTATTTCTGGGTAATTATCTAATAGCCCACAATCTCCAGTTGATAATATATTACTTACTAGCACTCCTAGGCTTTCACTTGCTATTAAATGTTTAGTTCTTTTAGTGGTTTTAACTTTATACAAGAACTTAGTATTGATAGCAGTAGTTGTTTTACCTGCTTGAGTTGTCCCCTCAAGTATATCTACTTTGGAGTCATCTAATATAAAATCATAATATTTTTTACTTATCTGCATTTTTGATATTATCTATTGAAGTAATAAGTTCATCAATAGAGCTTCTTCCAACTTTGATATTATTATCAATTTCTTGTCTATCTGCCCACCCAAAGTTTTTAAGTGCAAATATATCTCCACTTCTACCATTGTTGATAAGTCTTATTTCATAAGCATTTTCGATCATTAATTTAGCTCTGTCTACAATGTTTTCATAACCATCTTTTTCTTGATAGTTAATTAGTGTTTGCCTATTTGTATCTAGTGCTAGAGCTAACCCTGTTATAGACAATGGTATTTCTTGTTCTTTGCAATCTTCAAAGTATACATTAATTTTATTTTGTAAATCTTCTGCCGTTTTGAACTTTAATGGTTTTTTAAATTCTGCCATTGTAATCGCCTCTCTTATTTTACTTCATTAATCTTTTTAATTGATCTTTCTAGTTGCTTATCTAATATAATTGCTTTTTGTACTGGTTTCATGTACCCTTTTGGAGTTTTAATCAACACATCACCTATTTCAACAAATATATCAATGTCTTGTACACTTTCGTAAGTATCGTTTTTATCTATCTCGTGTGCCTTTAATACTAACTTGCCATCTTCTCTTTTAAATATTTCTTGTTTTACTATATCAGTATCAGTTAATACTTTGCCTATCATGTTTTGCTCTATTTGTATTGCTTCATAGCTTTCTATTCTTTGTGGTTTAAATATTACTTTCATATTAGTTCTCCTATTCTTTTAACATAACCTAGCT